GTGAGTGCAGTGCCCCCCTACCACCCTAGGTACACATGCCCTATGGCTGGTCCTCTACGGGGCTCTGTGGCATCTCTGAGGGCTTCCACCAGTATACTCTATCGATAGTATTCCAAGCCTTATACAGACTCTCTAACCACTCATCAGTATAATAGAAATGGTTATCTTTTGGCTGCATGAGATGAATAGAGTTTAAAGAGCCCTTCGATATATCGGAGATAAACTCTCTAACCTGCTTATCAGAGAATCCATCTTCTAATAATCGATTAAGATTGACCATTATGAAGAGGGGATCTATCTTCTCCAGTTCCTTCTCTATATGATCTATAGCCTCCGGCATATCTAACGGGGCTGCTAGCAATTTTATTTCCATCTGTACCTCTTAGAATAATTTGATCTGCTTAGAGTAGTTATTATAGCGTACTAATGTATCTCTATAATAGTCTTTATCGATCTCCCAAGCATCTAGATCGAATCCTAGATCATAGCAAGCGCAAGCAATAGACCCGGAGCCTAGATGGGTATCCAGTATCTTATCTCCTTCTTTCGCATAGTTCTCTAATAACCATTTATATAATTCGATAGGCTTCTGAGTAGGATGGATAGTTCCTCCTTCAGATAAAAATACTGCTCTGTTCTTTTTCCATATTCTTAAGGCCTTCTGAAAAGAAGTAAACGCTAACTCTCCATCACTCATACTCAAATTATACTGTCCTTTATCCCATACTATCCATCCCATTTTACCGGGTAAGTATTGAGTAAAATAATTACCTCCCCATATAATCTGCTCTTTACTTATTCGAAAAAGATGATTAAAATATTCTTTAGAAGGAATCGATCGATCCCAGTTCTTATGTTCAAAATATTTTTTTGAAGATCTGCCTTTTTTACATATATATTCTTTTTGTCCACTTCGTTTTATACCATAGGGAGGATCTACTATCGCTAGATCATACTGGTTATCTTTCATCTCTCTCATAGCCTGCAGAGAGCATCCTAGATGGAGATTAATCTCTGGTTCTTTCTTTCTCATCTCTTGTACCTCTACTTATAGATAAGTGTTTATATTTTGTCTAGAAGGAGAACCGCTTCCCCTTCTTCTTTAATGATTCCTTCGCTCTCTCGAAGAGTTGTTTATCTGCAGTCTCCACCGTTCTCCCCTTCGATAGAAAAGAATATACCCGGGCTCGAGCCCATTGATCTTGAGTTGCTCCGGGTCTATGGCCTACTCTCCAGGCTGCTAAACCCTTATCGAATACCTCTTGGATAATCCCCTTCGGTATATCTGTAACAGAGGCTACAGCTTTTACGAATCTCTCTCGGGGCTTCCCTTCTTTCTTTACGGCTTCTTCTTGGATAACAGAACGGAGACCACTGTCTTTTATTCTCTTCGTATATTTGCTGGGCTTAGTCTTAGCCCGAGCATCTCCGGGAAGAGGTTTAAAAGACTTCTTCCCCTTTAATCTCTTTCGTATCTCTGCCTTCCTGCGGGCTTGGGTACTCTCTCCGAGTCCCTTCGTATATTTCTTAGGAACCTTAGCAGCCATCATTATTTCCTACGAGTAGTTCTTCGAGATGTTCTGCGCTTAGGCTTCATGGGTGATTTTCTCTTTTTTGGTTTACCATACATAACTTTATCTCCGATATCGGGTTCTTCTGCGGGCTTCTCTTTTCTTTCTCTTCTTAGGCTTGGAGTAAGGAGTAGATCCTCTTAACTCTCCATCTCTATACATTCTCATCGCTATCGCTGCAGATTGCTCCCATCGATAGCCCTCTCTCAGTAAGCGGGAGATCTTATACTGGATTAGCAGATTATCTTCTCTAGATCTCCTCATAATCCTCGCTATCCTCCTCTCCATCATGACCTCTTACGTGGTTCACTGTAGAGAGTATCGCTCCCATTAATCCCAGAGCGGGGAATCCTTCGTTACGGAAGTCTAGATCTACTCCGTTCGAATCCCACCGAGCGTATATATAGATCTCTCCATTTACTGTTATAATAGAGGTGTCTCCAATAGTATCGCAGCAGATAGCCTCGTGCATCTCTTCTATCTGCGCTGCTAAGAACTGCTGAGCGGTAGAGATACGGAAGTTCTCCTCTATCTCAATACCGGGAAAGAGTTCTGAGAGAGAGATATCTTCTAGTTCCGGAATCTGTTTTTTCTTCTTCATTTTCATATAATCACCTTAGCACATAAAGGAGGCTTCATGCCTACAATAAAAGTCCCCCGTGAGATACAGTTAATCGCTCAGAGAGCAATCAATTATAACCTAGACCAACCCATTAGTAAACGTGCAGCCTATAAAGATGAAGGAGGGAAGAGAGTCCCAGGTACTGGGATGCGAACGGCTAGAAGATTAGCACGGGGAGAGGTAGATCTTAAACAACTAGAATTAATGGATGCTTGGTTCGCTAGACATGGAGAATCCGAGAAAGAATCCAAGGCTAGACAAGATAAAACCTCTAAGGCTGCTGTAGCCTGGGCTCTATGGGGTGGGACTCCGGGGAGATCTTGGGTAAAGAGAGCAATAAGAAGCCTTCGCTCTGAAAAATAACACTAGAACTACACTAAATAACACTAGATCTACACTAGGTATTTTCTGCGATAGTATCGCTGCTACGGGTCCGAAGTGCTAATTTTAAGGCCTTCGGACCTTCTCGCGTGTATATATAATATAAATAGATACACTTATTATTATTCTCTATATAAACTGATTACCAAAATAGGGCTAATTTTGGTACTTTGTCTCCTGTATACCGAAGTTATCGCAGATTTTACCTAGTGTTATTTAGTGTATTTTTACTGTTGTTTACTGTATTTTTTGTACAGAACGAAGGATTCTAAACACAAAAAGAGCCCGGAGAGAACTCCGAGCCCTTAGCCAAAAACAGTCAATCAAACAACCTGCAGATAATATACATCATCTGAGGAAGGATTACAAGTTCTATCCGTTATATTCTCCAGCCTGTAAGATTCCACTTTCCCAGAGTTTTCTCCCTATCCATTCTGAGCATTGAGGAACGATAGCATTACCTAGGGCTGCAATTCGGTCCAGCCTATTGGGAATCCCATCATCTCTTCTACAAAGCGGGGACTCAATCGGAAATTGTTCCCAATAGTTTTCTTCGTATATCCTTCCATCTTCGCTGCTTCTACATTTAGAGATCCTTGTCTCTCCCATTGGGATAAGGTTCCGGGATTGTTGTGGGCTTCGTTCTTGGTTGGAGTGGGGAGGAGTCCATCTGTTGTTAAACACTGAGGAGGGATATGCAATGCAGAACCATCTCTCTCTTTTATGAGGGGCTCCGAAGTCACTCGCTCGTAGAGTACACCATTCCGCATCGTACCCGATTTCGGATAGCGATCCAAGTACTGTTCCAAGCCCTCGAAGATTGATAATTGGCACGTTCTCCATAATAACCGCTCTGGGCTGTAACTCATCGATAATACGATGGAACTCCCAGAAAAGACTAGACTTTTTCCCATTTAATCCCTCTCCTTTTCCTGCTATGGATATATCTTGGCAAGGGAATCCACCGCAGAGGATATCCACTTGCTCTATATTGTTCTTAGTTATATTCTTTACATCTTCATAGATTCGAGCCTCTGGCCAATGCTTAGCGAGTACCTTCTGACAGAAGTTATTCTGCTCTACTTGCCATAATGTATACGCTCCCGGTATCGCTCTTTCTAAACCTAGTTCGAATCCTCCAATACCTGCGAACAGGCTCCCAATACTGTATCTTCTTACTTTCTCTTCCATATCCTCTGCCCATCTAGAATTACTTGTTTATATCCGGACTCCTTACAGATCTGAGCAATCCGCTTAGCGTTCCCAGTGTGCTGCTGCGATACTGGAAGATCTAGATAATGCATTATCTCAGTAGTATTATTTTTACCTCCTGCGATCGCCTCTCTAACCTTGAGAGCCCATGGATCATCGATTATATAGGCCTGCTGTAGTTCTGAGAGCATCCGCTGGGATTCCCATTCTAGATACCAAATCTCTCCCTCTGAGTATTCCCTTAGGGCTTCTGCGAAGAGTTGCTCTCTCCATGCTTTAAGATATTCTAGATCTACAGGACCGCTTACTGTGATAGGCCATACTCTCCGCTCAGGTCCATCGCTCAGGAACTGATAATTATTAGAGGTCCCTGCGAACACTACTCTACGGAGATAACTCTTAGGAAATTGCTGGTAAGATGGTCTAAACTTATCCTCTGCGGAGGAGATGAAGGCCTTAAAATTATCTGCGGTCCTTCCCTGCAGAGAGTGTAGCTCTGCTAGTTCCCATAACCATGTCTCCGTACTGTGGATTAACTCTAGAGAATCCTTCTTAGAGATATCCAGCGGGGAATCTGAGAACCAAGACTCTCCAATCAGAGTCTTGAGCCCTGTAGATTTCCCCAGCCCCTTCTCACCGCAGAGTACTAGGAAGGTATCCATCTTGCATCCTGGCTTCATCACTCTAGCAACTAGAGAGATTATCCACTTCTTAGACATCTCCTCTATGAGTTTCTCAGAGCCTGGGATAATCTGAGCCCGGAATACATTCCGGAAGAGATTATGGATTCTCTCCTCTCCATCCCAAGCAGGAAGATTAGTAACCCATGCTTTAATATTCTCTTGCATCTTCATGTGTGCAACCCGGAGGACTGCTCTCTTAATATCTGCTGAGGTATATCGAATCTTATACGCTCTCTCGATATGGAGTCCAATATCCTCTAGATCAGGATCCCATAACTCTCTCTCCTTCCAGATTACCTTATTAGAATGGTCATTGTAACAGAGGCTCTCGTAGATAGGATCGTTCTCTA